TGCAGTATGGTCTAGAGGCTATAGGGTGTACTTTCGATTATTATTGGGCTAGCAGGGCGGGTAAGGTACGCAACCTAAGCCAGATAGCTCCCACGATGGTCAACCACAGGTACTACCGCTTGCCCGCACAGCAGTTGCCGTACCGTGGAGACGAGGCTAGAAGAAACTACGCTAGATTACTGCGAAACTATGATGTAGTGATGTTTATGCTACCATGCCCGCATGACATCAAGAGCAATACGGGTGACATGTCATGGATGATGCTGTACCAGGAAGCCGCGGAACTGGGACTCCCGATAATGGTGATGATTCACGACAACTTGTGGGACACCTACTACCCCTGGTATCGTCAAGTATCGGACATGGTAAGCCTTCACATGTTTACTTGCTATCAGTCCAAGTACGACTCCCTGGCAAGGCTTCCCGGACACTTCGTGTTTCTGCCCACGCCCCTGGACGTTCGGGACGCAGCACTATGCCTACCAGACAAGACTGGTTCGATTTGCTGGATGCCGCAGTGGAAGAAGTGGAAAGGTATCTACCCGTTCATCAAGGCTCTTCCTAGCGTAGAGTATCCAGTTGATCTGTACAATGCAGGGATAGAATACCACAATGTCAAGAACAAGGTGGGTGCAGGCTGGAAAGATGGTATTGGGCTTGACCATGTTGGCAAGCGTCGTGGGCGTGGTAGAAGTGACCATCAATATTGGGGAGCACAACTTCCTGATTCTCTACCTGGCATTTACCGCAGTCACAACATTAGCGTGGATCTTAGTGGTTCCATCGGTGGCGCACGCTTCGACGGTCAAACATCCTGCGTCATGTTGGAAGCCATGCTGTACGGTTGTGTATCGGCCGTATCCACACGTGTTCAGGAACACAGGTGGAGTCCGTTATCCTCTGTCGACGTCACCTGGGGACTGCCGCCTTCTCCTGCAGGAATCGCGGAGAGACTCAACGAACTGATGGCTGACCCACGTCTTCAACGCCGTGTAGCTTACAGAGCCATGGAGTTTGTTAGGGAGTATAGTGATGCTAGGGTGCATGCACAAACCATATTGGACCACCTTGAGAACAGAGAAGAATACGGCCACAGTCCTGGCATCTATAACCCTACTTTCTGGGATAACGTTTGTGATGATCCCGTTCCTGAAGTGGTTATGGTTGAGCGCCAGGAAGTATATGTATCAGCAAACACCCAACGGCCAGGAGTTACAGAAGCAATTGAGGATGGCGAGGAGACAGAGGATCTTGTTGCAGAGGTACCAGGACCAGTCCTCTCCCTTGATACCTTGGGAGTATCCCAACAGCTAGTACAAGACGGAGTGCAAGACGGTAGATGGATCAAGTTCATTAGCGGCGTGGCTAGGGCTTGGATTGAGGCTTTCGGATGACACTACCACAATATGCGCCAGTAGATTTGCGCACCAAGATACTCAGCTTCAGGAAAGATGCAGTCAAACTAAACCGTGGTGAGATGGTTGCCCCCACGATGGCAATTGTTTACCCTACATACAGTTGCAATATGCGTTGCTTCGGCTGCATCTCTAATGCTGAGAATGCTCACCCCGCTAACCTTGGCGTTGATAAGTTTGATGCTCTTGTCAACGATTTTGCAGATATGGGTGGAGAGTCAATCGAGTTCTCCGGTGGGGGAGAGCCTTCTCTTCATCCTAAGTTTGCTGATCTTATTAGCGTCCTGTCTAAGCGTGATCTACAGTTTGGTATGATAACCAACGGAACGAGGCCAGATGCGTGTACTGCTGCTATGGTTTACCCTGGAACTCGTTACCTTCGTGTCAGTATTTATACTAGCAACCAGATGGACGGACTACGCAGAATCTGCGAGAGCCGTAATAATCTTCGTTCTACTTGTCGCATCGGCGGGAAAATCCTTCTTGGCAGCAGTAGCGTTCCAGCGGTCGAATGGCTCACTGAGGAGATACTAGATGCAGGGGCAGACTTTGTTAGTATCAAGGCGAAGCGCCATTGCAGTGATGATCCTGAACTCTTACCTGAAGAGAGCAGAGATGCTATTCAAGGTACCATTCAGCAGCTTAGAACTAGATGGCCAGGCAGAGTATTCGGTGGAATCACTAAGACTCATCAGCGAGGAACCTGTTGGCTCAGTCCCCTACACACTGTTATCGACGCACTTGGCACGGTGTGGGTGTGTTGTTATTATCAAGACAGGGTTGAAGATATCTCCTTCGGGCAAGTTACGGGTGTACGAGGTAGCTTCCGAGATATCTGGTATTCGGCATCACACCGCGAAGCCATGCAAAGAGTTATCATTCCGGAATGCGACTTCTATGATTGCAGATTCCATGTATATCATGACGTCATGAACGAAGAGCTGGCCGATGACCAATCCCATCTCGCGTTCATATAGACCGGATAAGATGGATGCGTTCTGGAACTTTGTTGTAGAGCGACAAGCCATCTATCACAGGCGCAAGGTGCTAGACCAGCCCCCACCTTGGACAAGAGACCCCATACTCAAGCAATACTTCTTCACCAACGTATACAGGGAACTAGACAAGGGTACCGTCTTCTTGATACGTAACTTGCTCAAGTTGCGGGACGACAAAGACCTACTGTTTGCCATCATGGTATATAGATTGTTCAATGACATAGATACCTTCAGGTTCCTTATGTTGCGCTGCAAGATGACGCGCTATGGAACCTGGGATTGGGAACGTGCTAGCCGATACCTGAATGCTTATGAGAACCACGGCAATCGGGTGTTTACAGATGCCTTTACCGTTACGGGTGTAAAGTTTGGTGGCTTTCCAGACAAAATACGGAACATCTGTTGGCTTGTGGGTAACCTGCAACGGCAAACGCCAGCACTGTTGGATGCGGTAAAGTCTGCGAGCTCCCTGAAACGTGTATGGCAGGTATTCAATGATACACAGGGTTTTGGGCGTTTTCTCGCGTACGAACTTTCCATTGACGTCAACTATTCTAGACTCATTGACTTTAGCGAGAACGATTGGGTCAACGCCGGGCCTGGATGTAAGCGTGGGATTCTCTGGATCTGGGGTGCGCGTGACTCTTCAAAGAGATGGGAAGACTACATCGCGTTTCTACAGGCTAGGCAGGAGACCTTCATTTCGCGGGCAGATAGACTGGCTGAATGGCATGAGGTCTGGCCAGGGTACCCCATGACACTGCGCGGTGTAGAGCACTCCCTATGCGAGTTCCAAAAGTATGCGCGGGTCCGGTACCATACTAATCCCGATGGCACACCTAGTAGATCAGCTACACGAAAGTACGTGTTAGCTACAGCGTAATCCGTTTGCTATACTGCCATACATGGCAGTTTTACGAGCGCTCGTGCTAGGAACCCTGCTATCCGCGTCTTCTTTCGTGCCAGTAGCACGGGCGGATGATGATCCGCCAAGTGAACAAGCGGATGCAAGTCTCTGGCAAGAACACGTCCGACTGACGTTTTATACTCTCCGTGGTACGATGCGATGGGGCAACCAAACCCATATGGGTGCGGCGGCTTGCGGAAACCACTTTCCTGCTGGTTCACAGCTTCAGTTCGCGACAGACAACTGGACCGTCGTGTGTGAGGACACAGGGCGTTTGCTACCGAACCAGATAGACGTGTGGGCACCAAGCTACGCATGGGGTGTGCAGAACATTGCCAGAGCTTATGGAGATTATACCATAGTCAAAGTCATCAGGTGGGGGTGGTGAATGCCTACACCCAACGGGATTATCCTCCCGTTTGAATTCGTTGACCAACAACTAAAAGAGAGAGGTATCAAGGGCCATGTGGATTCGTCCACTGGCCTCTTGCTCGTGGAAGACAATGAGCCAGCAAAGCAATTCCTTAGCAAACCTTTACAGCCCAGACACGATCCTGCAACCCCGAGTGGACGCACCAATAGGAAGGATATGGTGTAAGCACTGCCAGAACTTTCTTGTCATTGGTGCAGAGTCCGTAAGCCACCAGAACCTTGTGCGTCCATCACAAGTCTGTATGGACTGTTCAGAGTGGAACTATTTGGACGAGAAGCTACCGATACAACATTCAGCATTGTGTGCATCAACAGGTGGTCAAAAGGTAAAATTAGCTGTTGGTGGCAACCAAGGCAGGGCAACAAACGTTCCCTCTAAGACGGCCACCCAAGAAGAGGCAGCAAGACATCCATGGCCCCAGTCGTCTACGTCTTGAGAGTACGTGGGCACCCAGAGTATCCAACTGACAACATGGCGGGTGAATCGCCTGAAAGTGTAGCCAAAGCATATATGGTTATGAGAGACATACCAATGGAAATGTGGGATGATATCATTGCCTATGATTGCTACACGGCGATTATGTATCACTTCCCACAGACATGAGTAAGTACGTACATTTGCATACCCATACAGAGTACAGCGTACTTGATGGGCTAGCACGCATACCAGAACTGGTTGAGAAAGCGAAGTCTGATGGGCAATCAGCCCTCGCAATTACAGATCATGGCCGCATGTCTGGAGTTCCTGAGTTTTACCAGGCATGCCGAAAGGCTGATGTTCGGCCTATCGTTGGACAAGAATTCTATCTTTCTAATGACTGCACTGACCGAACCCGAACGATTGACCCAGAGACTGGGAAAAAGGAAGGCCCGCGCAGGTATCATCTGGTACTCCTGGCTAGAGACAGGCGTGGGTACGAGGTATTGTGCGAACTTAGCAGTACCGCGAACGATCCCAGCCATTTCTATTATAAGCCTCGTGTTGATTACAGTACGCTGGAAGCAATTCCGAAGAAAGACAGACGGCATCTTATTGCCAGCTCAACTTGTCTAAACGGGCCAATCCCGCAACTTATCCTGAAGAACCAGAATGCCACCGCGCTAGAGATGGCACAGTATTTCAGGGAACTGTTTCCGTACTTTTATCTCGAGATACAACGTCATGATTACAACCTGAAGAATCAGGGTGATAGGCGGGCGAATGACGACCAGGAAAAGGTCAATAACAAGCTTATCAAGTGGCATGACAAGTACGAGTTCCCACTGGCTATCACCAATGATAGCCACTATGTTGAGCCAGCACATCATTCAGTACACGACATTTGGTTGGCTTGCCAGACCGTTTCACTTTGGAGAGATTCAACCAGGTTTCACTTCGATGGCTCGGGATATCATCTCAAAACAACGGCTGAAATGCGAGCACTCTGGGCTGACCAGCCCGAAGTATGGCGAGCTAGCCAACGTACTATACAGGAATTCACTGGAGATATACAGCTTAGTATCCCAGAACTCGAGCAAAGAAGCTGGCATATCCCCATTGCACCGCGAGAGAATACGGAAGTATCATCTGCTGACTTTATGCGCAGTCTTTGCAGCAAGAGGTTGCGACTGCTGGAGAAACGTGGTGGGTTGGCAGCCGATATTCAGGTATACAGGGATAGGTTACAGTACGAGCTTGGAGTCATCTTCGATAGCCACTTCGAAGAGGAGTTCCTTATCGTACGTGATTATATTGACTGGGCTAGGTCTAGGGGTATTCGTGTTGGTCCTGGCCGAGGCAGTATGGCTGGAGTTCTCGCAGCCTTTCTTATGGGCATTGTCGACGTGGATCCTGTTCGCTTTGGCCTTATGTTCGAGCGTGCTCTTAATCCTGCTAGGCCGTCTCTTCCTGACTTTGATGTGGACTTTCCTCACAGCAGGCTTGATGAAGTAGTACAGTATCTGCTACAACGCTACAACAAGGCACCATATCAAGCACAGAGAGTTGGTACTTTCGGACGTGGTGGCCCGAGAAGCACAGTGCAGCGTATCCTGGGTGCACTTGGCTTCCCGCGCAATGAGCAGTTTGCGGCAAGTAAGTCATTGCCAGACGCAGCACTTATCGTCAACCTGAAGGCAAGTGGAGACCTGAAGGAGCTTCTTCAAGACGAGCATCTGCACCCTGTACTAAAAGGGGCAATGGTTAGCTACCCAAGCTTTTACGAGTGGGCTACAACCGTTCAAGATCTCATTACGGGCGAAGGCAAACATGCGGCTGGCATAGTTATTGCAGACCAAACCTTCAACTTGCGCCAATTGGTACCAACTATGATGGTGGGGCGCGGACAAGGGAGGGGTCAAGCTGCTGTAGTTACTCAGTATGATATGGATGGCCTCAAACGGCTTGGGGTAGTGAAGTTTGATATTCTTAGTCTCACCACACTGGATGTCATACAAGACTGCATAGACCTGATAGGCGAAGACCCATTTGAGGGCATGTTCGAATATGAAGACGAAGCTGTTTGGGAGACTCTTAACAAGGGAGCATGCTCAGGGGTATTTCAGGTTGAAGGTGGTACTTCGCGGCAGGTCGTACGAGATCTACAAGTTGAAAGCTTTGAAGATCTTATTGCTGTCATGGCCCTCGGGCGCGGTGGTGCTAACCAATTCGTCATCCCGTACCGAGAAGGCCGTGACGGTGGAACTAAAGAGCTTCGTGCCAAACTCCCAGACCGAAGGCTTCGTAGGATCCTACCCAGAGGGGTTGTCCTATACCAGGAACAGGTTATGGAGATTGGCCTTCAAATCGGTGGATTCGATCATCACCTAGTAGACGAGTTGAAGGAAGCCATCAAGTACAAGAAAGGTGATATATGGGACGAGCTAAAGCCACTTTTCTTCAATGGGGGCGAACTCTACGACAAGCTCAGTGGCAAGTCCAAGGGAGCAGCTACGGGCGCACTAAACAACGGGTGCAACCTGGAAGTAGCAACCAAGATTTGGGAGATGATCTGGAACTACAGGGGCTACGGGTTCAACCGTGCTCACTCCACGGCATACGCCATGATTGCGTACCAGACAGCATGGTTGAAGACTTACTATCCAGCTGAGTTTTTCTGCACATTGCTCAGTTATGCCAACAAGGAAGACTATCCGGTCTACATTGATGAAGCGAAGATGTTCTTTGGACTGCACTTCCTTCCACCAGACGTAAATAAGTCAGGTTCAGGATTTGTCGTGGAAGGTAAACATGGCATCCGTTACGGTCTGACTGCTATAAAAGGGGTAGGTGCGGCAGCCTGCACTGAACTGGTAGAGAATAGGCCCTTCTCTTCCGAGGAACATTTGCGGTCTACAGTAACCAAAAGGAGATGCAATGTAAGAGTCATCGAGTTGCTCCGCCGGGTAGGTGCTTTTGAAAGCATTGGCACCCAAGGCGATGAAGACCGAGGGCAAACGGAGTTGGAGCTTCTAGGGACATATGTAACCAGTCACCCAATAGACCATTATCGCAGAGCAATAGACAAGAAAATACGTCGCCCACTGAACCTGAAGGCCCTAACTAGTTCTCAGGATAAATGGTGTTGGGTAGGTGGGCAGGTAGATAGGGTGAGAGAAATAACAACCAAGAATGGTTACAGAATGGCATTTGTCCAGGTCAAATACGACGGGGTTGGTACCTGGGACGTTGTTGTATTTCCAGAACGATGGGAGCAGCATGGTCCACATCTATTCAAAGGCCGCGTGGTTATGGTGTATGGCAAGCGACAAGTCGACCGAAATAGCATTGTCTTTGAGGATGCAAAGTACCCGATCCCTGCATAGAGGAGAAACCCGATGATCAATTTATTTAGGAAAAAAGCGGCCCCGCTACACAGATGCTTCACGTGTCTGGAACTGCACCCCGAGGAGCAGTTGCGAAAGGTTGTCTATGAGGTCGAAGTCTGTAACCAGTGCGCCCACACCACTAGCGGAAGTGCAGACGATTTTGCAGAAGAGGTTCGGCAAGCAGGTACTCTTCCGCGCATCGGACCCGAAGTTCCGGATCCAGAGGATCTCGACCGGGATACTGACACTGGACTTCTTATTAGGTGGTGGGATCGCGTTAGGCCGAATAACGGAGTTTTACGGCCAGTATGCAGCCCTGAAGAGTCATGCCTTGTACAGGACGATAGCACTAGCGCAGGCAGTGGGTCGAAACTGTGCTCTAATGGATGCGGAGCATAGCTTTGATCCTGTCCATGCGGCTCGTCTTGGCATAGACCTGGAAGCATTGTATATGGTGGGCGAGCTTGAAGTTGGCGAGGAAATAATAGACGTTGGCGAAGCACTAATACGCTCAGGGAAGTTCGACTTGGTAGGTGTGGACAGTATTGCCGCACTGGTACCAAAGGACGAACTGGAGGAGTCGGCAGAAGCCTCCCAAATGGGCAAAATGGGTAAGCTAACCAGTAAGATGGCACGCAAGTGGAACGCCGTAAATTCTGGTGGCACTGCTGTCGTCTTGATAAACCAGGTGAGGGAGAACGTTGGCATCCATTATGGCAACCCCGAGAAGCCAGTGGGAGGACGTGCATTTGGGTTCTTCGCTTCTCAACGCGTCGATTTTCGAAAGGGTGAGGCTATCAAAGGAAAGACGCGAAAGGTGGAGAACGGTAAAGTTATTGAGAAAGATGGCACCATTGGTCGTGTTGTCCGGGTTAGAGTTGAGAAGGACAAAACGGGAGCGAATGCTGAGCGGGATGGTAGCTTTAGATACCTCTTCGATCTACGTGCGGTGGATAGATGCAGTGAGCTCCTTCAACTAGGTTTGGAAGTAGGGGCGGTTGAGCAGTCCGGTCTCCGGTATGCCACCAAGTGGACACAGCCTCTGCAACGCACAGCGTTCCTGAACATGCTAGGCAGAGACATCAAGGTAGCTACCCGCTTGGAAGCAGCGGTGAAAGTGTTGGGACAACATGGCGACTAAAGACCTGGAAGTAGAGCACCATGCGGTAACGCCACAGACAGACATAGGTTCCTGGCTGTGGTCCAATACCAATACACCACCTCCTGCTACTGGACAACTGCGCAGTAACACGAGCAACTGGTCGCAATCAACAATACTATATATCAGCAACACAGATAGTTCCAGTGTGGACCAAACCGCACGATTAGCAGTGATGAACCCTGGAGACCAGGTACATCTACAGGATGCTGTTGATAGTACCAAGTATGCGAACTACACTGTAATCGATGCACCAGTTGCAGGATCTGGTTTCTACACCGTTGATGTAACCTACGTCAATGGCGCTAGTTCCGGACCAAGCAATGGGGCTACGGTTACAGTGCAGGCTTCTGCTGCTGCGATGCCGAGTCCTCCGGTTACTCATATGTACATCGACCTGACGTTACAACCCAACATCACAGAACCCGTTACCGCTGACTTAATGTCTCTTATTTGCGACAGCTTGCAGACGGTAACACATCTCGTGAACCATTGCGAGATGCAGGCAAACATCGATGGTGTTATAGTAGCTGATGGCGAAGATATATTGCCTGCCATGACAGGTGATTTAGGGCCAGTACCTGATCCAGATTGGGAGACCGTAAGTGGCTAAAGAAGAACGTAGTGTAGGTGATGAGGCTGAAGAGTTTCTGAAGAATCTGGTTGGAACACATGAGAAAGACCAGATGGGACAAGGACTCGACGAACTAGCCAAGATGTTCTTCACCTACTTTCAGAAACTTCAGGAATCGGGATTTCACTACAGTAAGGCATTTATGCTGACAAGAGACTGGCATGGCATGTGGTGGACTACCAAATTTCAGCATGAGATGATGCACATGCATCCACCACAGGAAGATGAGTAGGCCGAAATGGGCAGATAAGCCAAGGAAGGACAATCGTCTACACGAAGCAAAGTGGGCGAAAGCGCGGGCGGGCCGCGCTCAGCCCTCATCTGGTAGATTCTGGCATGCCAAGATGGACGTCAAGGACGACGAGCTACTATCAGACAACAAACAAACAGAGCGTTTATCCTACTCAATTCGCGTGGCCGACTGGAAGCTTCTCGCAAGGGCAGCAGCCAAGGAAGGCTTAGCACCGTGTTTACAGATAACGTTTATCCAAGAGACGGGTTCACCTATAGACCTCGTGGTGCTGCCAGCGGAGATGATACATCGCCAAAATCTGGCCATCACACAGTAGACGATGATATACAAAACCCTACCCCTCCGTCTGTCTGTCCCAACTGCGACATCCCTATCCTACCAGGGACGGACCATACGGTGGATGAGGGGTGCTTCGTCGCTCTCAAACAGTTTGTCAAATTGTGCCAGGACGAGATCGAGGAGTCCCGTATACGAGACTATGAACACCCTACGCGCGAAGAACTCATGACAGCCATGCTAGAGATGGAAGAACAGTTCAACAAGCTGGCCTTCTACTCAGACACCCTTGCAGACCACATACAGAAGCTTCTGCATGCTAAAATATAGGTATGGCTGGCTGGCATAGGCACGCGAATATGAAGTGCGTAGAATGCGGGGTGATAGTCTACCCGATAGCTACGTGCGTCATGCACGCTGGACCCACTGGCTGTAGATTACGTGACACTATAGTGTGTCAGGAGTGTTATGGAAGCACGAGCATTCCAGATCCAGGGCGACCTCCGAGATATAACATCGTTGAAATGGGTATACTTGCTGCCCAGAAACATGCCGGTGGGCCAGAGAAGTCAGTGGATCCAGGAGATGTACGCCACGTATCATCGGTTGATGTTTCTTACCAAACGGAAAGTGTGGTTCAAGACCAAGACCACCAAGACGGAAGATCGCATAGTGTTGGTCCCAAGTCCGCATTTGTTGAGCAGGTGCGACCGCATGTTCCTCAAGAAGAAAGGCTTCCCTGTAAAGACCAATGGTTGCAACAGGGATTCATGTAGGCAATGTAGAGATGGCATCTGGCTTTGACCTGAAGAAGTACCTAAAGAACCGCCGTGATCCGGACAAGGTACTAACCACACTGGTAGACCAGTTCATGATCACCCAGGATCTAGGTAACTTCACCAAGGCCGAAGCATTGTTTGCGGCGAAACTTCTCATGGCTCGCAACCTGCCGCGCCAGAAGACTTACTTCAGCCCTAGTGGTTCCAAGCGCTGCCTACGGGAGCAGATGCTTGCCATCAACGGAATGGAAGGACGTCTGGACGACAACCCACGTACAAACAACTTGTTCGACGATGGGCACTGGCGCCATCTTAGATGGCACACCATATTCCTACGTATGCAACGTGCAGGCTACCTAAAGGTACACGCGCAAGAGGAAATGGTGGAGTATCTACCCTGGTACGTAGCGGGAACCCCTGATGATGTGATAGAAATCAGTGGCGAGATCTACGTGGTTGATGTGAAGGGAGCCAACGACGCTATCTTCAAAGAGATAGAGCGTACGAAGAAGCTACCTGATCATCTCCAGGGGTACAACTGGCAGATACACAACTACATGCAGGCGCTCCACATCAACAAAGCGATCCTGTGGTTTGAGAACAAGAACACGCAAGAGTACTTCGAGCTGCCCATAACGCGGGACATAGCGTTGATCAACCAGTTACGTGCTCAGTACAAGATCTTGCGCCAGCACCGCAAAGAAGGCACACTACCTCCGCATGGTTGTAGCATGGACGACAAAGGTCATGTGCAGCTCGGAGACAGAATGTTTGCTAATTGTAGGCAGAATCTGAACTGTTTGCGTCTCACTCAAGCTGGTAGCTAGACGCTCCCAAGCTGTATACTGTAGGTACGCAAATGGTTACCTTAGAGCTGTGGCAAAAGAGGCGCTGGCTGCTTCTCCACAAAGAACGCATGAAGTGGGAAGCGAAGAATCCAGGTAAGTCCCGTCCCACATTAGACCCTTTTGAAACCGAGATAAGTAGATATACCTGTGCTTTATGCGGCGAGCGCAAGTATTACCGGACTAATGGGTCCGACAAAGACATGCCTCAGCACCATAGAATAGGAAAGAGGTCTCTAACACTCTGCCATGCTTGCTGGCACCTTAAAGGCATCTACAAAAAGCACCAGAACCCGAAAGCGTTCGAAGGTCTTTCCGGTTGCAGGGTATGTGAACTTCAACTGGCGATCAAGCGCGCTAGGAAACGAAGTGTTCCA